AATTTTTAAAAAATTGAAAGGAAACCATAATGGCTAATTTTCAATTTTCTGAAAATGAACTTACTTTGATAAGCACAAGTGTCAAAAAGGGGCACAAGTCATGGAAAGATGACTGCCTAAGTGAGTTGAAAACAAAAATTAAAGAGCATCTGAAATCAAGGCAAAGGTTTGTATGCTGCTACTGCTTGCGAAGTTTTCATGGGGAGTTCAATTTTGTTATCGATATTGAACATATTCTTCCTAAGCATCAGTATGTGAAGCATATGTTTGAGCTCGAAAACCTTGCTGCATCCTGCAAAAGATGCAACATGAAGATGAAAGGAAGGCGTACAGATTTCCTTACTGCAAACTTTAATTTGAGTCCCGAACCTTTTGCTAAAGAAAATTATTTGTTCGTACATCCTAATAGAGATGTTTTTGAAGACCATATTGCGTATGAACATCATCAAAACGGAAGGGATATTATAGTTTATTATAGTGTAATTAATGATAGTGCTAAAGGAAATTTCAGCATGGAATTCTTCAAACTAGAGCAACTATCTGTCAATAGTTTTAGTAAAGCTCAAGGACTAGCTGTTGAAGATGATGATTTCTATGAAGGAAATCCTGAAGACGACGACATAGAGGATGATGCTGAAATAATGGCAGCTTCTTATTTTAATATAGATACTGAGCTTGAGGAATTAGCTATTAATAACAATCAAATTTAATGTATTTGCATTATATGGAACCGCAGTATATGCGGTTCTAAATTTTTTGTTATTAAAGTGGTTATCTGGATTGCCTGTAAAACGTGGCCGCCATAAAAAACATTCTTATTTTTTAAAGAATCACTGGTGACCTGCTCCCACATATTGATGCAGATAGAAGTTAACAATATCCGATCCTGGCACAGAGCAGCCTCTCAGCTTTGCTTAGGCTTTGTGCTGTTGTTGTGTCAGGTCAAGTCTGAGCTGAAACAAGTGATGTGTATCGAGCGCAGTTATATGGATGAGCCATGCATGCATTGTGCGCATGGTTTTGCATGATCCCGAAAGGATCAAAAAACATCTTATCGCCATTCTAGCCGTGCTTTGCGGCGATCTGGGTCATGCATTAAAAACGGTGAGCTAAGTCAGAAGCGGGCAGGCGGGTAACATTGCGCGCGGTCGCGGTGATGTTTGAAAACGGCTCAGCCTGCTGCATTATGAAATGACTCCTAGTTTCAGGCCTGGTTCTCATTTCATTTCTTATGGAAGCGCATTACAGGGCTTTCATGTGCTCAAGTGATGTGTGATGCTGAGTAAAACACTTACAGATTGTAAATTGGTGGGTGTGCACTTATATTTTAGTAATAATTGTGCTGACAAGGAAGCCTATTTTGATTCCCTCATTTTCTGTTTCAGGCGTTCTACCACCGTTTGTGGGAAGCGATCCTTCACAGCGAGCAGGTCAGGCGCCCTATCGAACTTCAATGGAAGAGGTTGTTAACCAATTCTCTTTTAGCTTAGAACGGGTTGCAATTTTGGAGGGACTCTTCGATTATCGAGAACAAATGCGCTCACTAAAAGTCCTAGGATATCAATGGCTCGATGGGAGTTTCGTGGAGGATTGTGAAAGAACACGAAATCGCCCCCCGGCTGACATAGATATAATAACTTTTGCCTATCGACCCCAAGCGGATGATGGGAGATTTCTTAGTCCCGAAGAGTTTGATGTATTTAGTGACAATTATCCGGAACTCTTTGATCCTGAAGAAGCTAAAGAGGCATTCAAATGTGATGCCTATTATGTTGATTTAAACCAACCACCACATTTTTTAACTAGAACAGTGACTTACTGGTGTAATTTATTTTCACACTCTAGGGTTAACAATCTTTGGAAAGGCATTTTAGAAGTTGATCTGAATGTAGATGACACAGATGCAAAGGCTATACTTGAGCAAAAGAAACAAAGCTTGCTTGCCGCTGTAGGGGGCGATAATGCTTAAAAAACTTGAAATGGATACCCTGAAAGCAGAGGTTTCTTCACTTGAACTTTTGATCAACGAAAGGTCAAAGGATGATCCTATTGGTTCTAAACAATTTATGAAGCGCAAAAATAAATTGTTGGAAAAAATAAGTCTCTTAACTGAGGAGTCTTCTCCTTTGGCAAGTGTTGGACTATTTTTTGGCGGTAATCCTGTATTTGGCTCTAAAGGGATTGACTCGCATTTTGCAAGTTCTATTTTAGATCGATTTCAGTCGATAGTTAACAAACGTTATGCATTTTTAGAAACAGGTTTTCTTTCTGCTAGAGGACCTATTAGAAATAGTAATAACGCAAAATTAATGATTACTGATGTAGCTCGCGGATCATTCGGTTTTGTCTTAGAAGAAAGCCCTAAAGATTCTTTATTAGATGTAGATACTGAATTAAAACATGTTATAGAAGATGTTACGGGGATTCTTAATAAAATTTCCTCTCCAGATTCTGAGATTTTTGAAGAAGTTTTCGAGGATTTGGATGAAAGGACACTAAATGATGTGAGAGCCTTTTATGAAGAGCTTTTCACTTCAAAAGCCACACTAAAAGTAGTTGATGATCGTTCGGAATTTATCTTAAACGCGGATAGAATAAGCACTGCAAAATTAAGAATGGATAGCGTGAGAATCTCCGAAGAAAGAACTATTTTAATTAGTGGTAAATTATACATAGTACCTTTTGATAAAAGGTTTGAGATTCGTGTTTCTGATGGTAATGAGCCAGTTAGAGGGAAAGTAAGCAAACGATTTTTTGAAATGCATGAGAATGACTTTGACAATATTTTAGGTAAACACTGGTCTAGTCAAATTATCGCTAGAGACATATTCTCTAATGACGTCTTAATCAATACAAAATATACGTTAGAAAGCATAGTTGAATAGTATTTCATTTGGCCAAGCCCCGTATCATGGGGCTTGGCTAACTTACCCTGGTGTAAGCTCGTAAGAAGTAAACCTAATCACCTCCTCCCCAAACCACGCATTTAACTCCTTGAACCGTTCCTGCAACTGCGTCAGTTCGTTACGCACAAACACCTGCGAAGCCTTAACCGAATCACCAAAGCCGCCGCTGTTCTCTGGAATGATGCCCATCATCTGCGGCGGCACGCGGTGCGCGCAAAGCAGGTCGTTCTGGCTGGCCTTCTTGATATTGAAGAAATCGTCTTTCGTCGCGACCTCACTCAGTGGCAAAATCTTGATCCCGTCCGGCTTGCCGTTCGGCGCGTACATGAACAGGTTGCGGAAGTTGCCCAGGCCTTTGGTGTCCCGCATCGCTTTGCGCATGGAATCAATATCACTGCTGCTTTGCGCGGCGTCCGTCATATACAGAATGTAACCGGCGTGCGCGCCGTTCTGGTAATACTTGCGGCGGAACAACGTGGCCGCCTCATTCAGCCAGGCAGAGTTCAGGGCGCTGAGGTATTCCGGCAGGCCGTAGAGCTCCTGATTAATGTCCGGCTCAATCAAATGAAACACGCTTCCCGGTTCGAACCGATGCGCTTCTTTCCAATACTGCACAAACCAGTATGTATCCGGCTCAACGCCACGCCGTGCATATTTGGCAGGCACGGTTTTCATCACAACGGCGTCACCGAGCTGGTTGCGGATCACCTCTAAAAACGCATTCCCAAACACCAAGTAATCCAGGGCAAACCGGCTGAACTCCTGCTGTGATAACAGCGGGTGCGGGATAAACGTTGAAGCCAGAATATTACGTTTCACATACAGCGAGGAGCTGTGATGAACCGCAGCGCGCAGCGTGCGAGCCAACCCGTCAAAGCTGACCGGCGGCTCGTACCACTGGCCGTTACCCGTGCATTCGATGTAATCCAGAATTTCGCGGCGGTCTAACACCGGCGTCGGGTCTCCAAAGCTGAACGCTTCCGCACCGCCGTTATGCTGGGCGTTTGTTGCGGTGACTGTGCTTTGTGTCGGCTTGCGGAATTTGCGCTTAGCCACGTTGACCACCTTTTGGGTGTGAGTGGTTGATGTGCGCGCCGCCCTGGTATTGCGTACGGAATTCATCTGCTGACGGCTGATGTTTCAGGCGATGGGGTTCGCTGGAATTATCCTTGCCCGTCCAGGCGTTTTTTTGTGGGGCGATGTGGCTGCTGATGTGGGTGGTTTTCATTAGTAAAACTCCAGAATGTTAGGGCTTTGGCCGCCGTTTGCGGCGGTCAGAGGTTCGTTAAGCAGGGCGTGCATGATTGCCCAGGCGACATCGGCGTGGCTGGCTTCCTCGCTGCGGCTGGCCTCGTAGGTGGAGCGGTTGCCGCTGGCGGTCATGGTTTTGCGGATCGCCATGAATGACGATGTAATATCTTTGTGGTTGGTGTCGTACTCCAGACGTCCGGACGTGATGGTGTCTTTCGCTTTCAGCACCATTTTCGTTTTGGTTTCGGGGCTGTAGCGGATTTCCATCGCGGCGGGGAAGAACTGCCGGACTAACTGGAAAACGCCCTGACCGATGCCGGTGGCATCCACGCCGATGTATTCCACGCAGTAGCGTTTTGTTAACTCCTCAATACTTTTCGCCTGGGCGGCGAAGTCCATGCCTTTCCACTGGTGGCGTTCCAGCACGCGGAACTTGCCCCCGTCCACCAGCGGCGGAGCAATGACGGCGCAGCCTGCACTGTCGCCGGTGTGCGACGGGTCGTAACCAATCCAGACGGCGCGATAGCCAAACGGACGCACGGCGAACGGGCTGAAATCCTCCCATTCCTCCGCGCTTTCCACCATGCACCGTTGCAGCTCGGCGAACGGGAACACCGACGCCTGATCGTCTACAAATTCACACATGAACAGATTGCGGAAATCCTCGCTGCTGTTTTCCTGTTTCAGCGTGTCAATGTTGAACAGGTTGCAGCCCCCGGCTAACGCGTCCTCAATGGTGACGATTTGCCGCCACTGGCCGTCCTCGCAAAGGCGGCCTTTCGCCAGGGCGTGATGGCCGATGTCCAGTTCAATCCTGTCGTTTCGATTTTCCCGCCCCTTGTTAAACAGCTCACCTGACCAGAACGGATAGGCACCGTGCGTCAGTGCTGACGGCGTGGAGAAATAGGTGGTGCGCAGATGTTCCTGCGACGCCATGCCGCTGGCGACTTTGCGCAGCTTCTGGAAGTTGGGGATCCAAAAGATTTCGTCCACGTACAGGTCGCCGTTATGGCTTTGTGCGGTGTTGGAGTTGGTGCCTAAGAAAATCAGTTTTGCGCCGTTGTTGCCGAGCACAATCGGGTCGCCGGTCAGCTCGACATCCACCAGTCGCGCAAACTGAATGATGTACTCACGGAACACGTAAGCCTGGGTTTTACTGGCTGACAGAAAAATCTGGTTATGGCCGGTTGCCAGGGCGCGCAGTAACGCTTCACGGGCAAAGAAGAACGTTGCGCCGATCTGGCGGGATTTGAGGATGTCACGGATCCGATGTTTAAACCCCGCGTCGTTCCAGATACGCTGATACCGGAAGCACTGAGAAAGAAAAATACCCTCCAGCTTTTCCAGCGCCTCGTCGCTGAAAAAGTTCTTAGTCGGCTTCTTACGCTCCCCTTTGTTCCGGTTGGCAACGTTCGGGTTTAAATCCACCTCATTCCCGCTCTGGCCGTAGCGGTTCACCCTTGCCAGGCGTTCCATTAACCGGCCTAACGCCTCCATTTCCTTGTAATCCGCATTCCCTTTCACGTCTTTGGTGGTGAGCTGAATAAGGCGCGCTTCCAGGCTGGATTCCACTCGGGCAATCGGCGCGACGTTCTCCCAGGCGTTGCGGTTTTTCCAGCTCTGCACCGTTGGTAACTTTTGGTTCAGCATCTCCGCAATCTGGCGAACGGAAAACCCCTGCCAGTAAAGCAGTGCCGCCTGTCGCCGTGGGTCGCTGATGATGGTTGAGTTTGTCGTTTTCATGGCTGCCACGTTACCGGCTGGTCTGCGGCTTTTCGCGCTGCCCATGTTGTGCCATCGAGCATCAACCCGCATCGGCTGGCGGTGTCGGGCGTGTGTCGGGAAACTTGGGGTTCTCAGAAGCACACACCGACTGGAGTCCGACAAATGGCAAAAGCAACAAAGCGCTTTCGTATCTGTACCGAAGGGGCAACCACCGACGGCCGCGAAATTACCCGCGACTGGATCGAACAGATGGCCGCCACCTATGACCCGAAGGTCTACGGTGCGCGCATTAACATGGAGCACATCAAAGGTTATTACCCTGATAGCCCGTTCCGCATGTACGGCGATGTGACCGGCGTTTATGCCGAAGAAATTGCCGACGGTGCGCTTAAAGGCAAGCTGGCACTGTATGCCGATATCGACCCGACGGCTGATTTAGTGTCGCTGGTGAAAGCCCGCCAGAAGGTTTACACCTCCATCGAAGTGAACCCCTCTTTTTCCGACACCGGCAAAGCCTATCTGATTGGCCTGGCCGTGACCGACAGCCCCGCGAGCCTCGGCACCGAGTACCTGCAATTCAGCGCGAAGGCACAGCAGAACCCGCTGGCGAGCCGCAAACAGGATGCGGGAAACCTGTTCACCGTTGCCGAAGAAACGGCGTTCGAGTTTGACGAAGATAAACCGGCTGCCCCGTCGCTGTTCTCCCGCGTAAAGCAGCTGCTGTCCAGTAAATCCGCCTCGGATGATGCCCGTTTCAAAGACGTCCACGACGCCGTGGAAGTGGTGGTGGAACACGTCGAAACCGGCCTGCAAGCCAATGATGAAAAGCTGTCTGCGCTGGAGAAATCCCTGACGCAACGCCTAAGTTTGCTGGAAAAAACCACCGCTAATGACCGCGAACAGTTCAGCACGCTGAAAGGCAAGCTGGAGAAATCCGCGCCGCAGAACTACACACAGCGTCCCGTTTCAAGCGGCGGCGGTAAGGGGAATGCGGCGGATATCACCGACTGCTAAGCACAAAAAACCGATTAACCCGTAAACCATTTTGGAAAAAAACGCATGAAACAAACCACCCGCTTTCAATTTAACGCCTACCTGTCCCGCATCGCAGAGCTGAACTCTGTGGACACAGGCGACCTGGA